AACAATTATTTGTATTGTATTACCTTCTTTAGTCTTTAACCATAAAACTAATCCACTTTTATACCACCCTAAATCATTAGCTTCTTCTTTAGACAAATATCTTGCCCCTACTATCTCTGACCCATATAATATTTTATGTGCTTCTCTACTAGCATTCTCTATATCTGTATCTATATCATAAACCATTTAATTATCCTTTACATTATTTCAATGTTTTTTGAATTTAATATATCGAATTCTCTATCTCTTTCTTCCAATGTTTTAAACCACTCTACTTCTGTGTGATTTTCAACTTCGTTATCATAGAAATATATTCCATAGATGTAGCCATTGTTATCCTTGTCTTCATCATAGAATTCATCTAGTTCTTCGTTATACCAATTTACTTTTTTAATATTCATTCTTCTAGTTTATACCAATAATAATTTGTTGTCAAATGTCTATTCATCTTCTGAGATAAAGTCTTCACTAAGATGACCATTCTTATCTCTTAATTCTAATTCAAGTTGTTCCCCTTCCTGTTTCTCATTCCACTCTTCTCTATCTTCTTCCCATTCTATATTATGATAACTCTTTGCTCTTTCAATATAAAGATTGAAATCATATATTTTATTTGCTTTTGCCCAATGCATTAAATCAGCTACAAGGTCTGTTACAAATTCTGTTTCTTCAAGACCACCATAATGTTCTGCATACATTGAATCCAAAGACTCAATACAATCCTTTCGTTTCCTTTTATGAAAATCTGTAAAGCTTTCTAAATTATTCATATTTCACACCTCGCACAGTTAAATTGTTTTTCCATGTTCCTTGATATATTTTATTCTTCATGAGCATTCCATTTATTATGTTGCTTTATAAACTCATCTGTCCTTAACATTATATAATCTTTCTCTAGTTTTGGCAAGAATTGTTTTAAATTGAGCAAGTCTTCCATGTTATTCCTTTCGTAAGTATATTGTTTCTCTTTAAATTCTTTATAAGGTATTCTTTTTATATCATTATAACCAATGTCTTCACAGTTTTTACACCAAGAGAAGCTATAGTCTATATCAAAATCATAAACATCACTATTAGGATTTACTAATTTTAAATGTCCTACTTCCCAAGACTCACAATTACTACAGACATCTACTTCTTCAAAGTAGTCTTCACAATTATATTCAAAATATCTATAGGCTTCACTTCTATTTAAAAACATTTATACTTCCTCATTACATAATAATAAACCATTTTTTATATCTTGTCTAGTTTTTTTGTATTTAACAGGTGTACAAAACCTATGATGACAATCATCACATAGAGCAGTAGCTTCCTTTTGATACATTCCTTCATGCCAATATCCACCACCAAAGTCATCTTGCCAATACAGTTCTGTTTCAGATATAACAATGATTCCACATTCATTACATACATTTAATTTATCATTAACTTGTTGAACATCAAAACCTTTTGGGTATACATCAATGTATTGATAACGAAGATCATCTATTGTTAATGTTTTATATTCTTCTTCTAAATCCATTTCTTCTTTACTCCACCACAAGTAAGGCATACTAACATCAATAGTATTATCAAAATGATTACTATAATACTCAAAGTCTTTTCGTAGTAAATTAGCTTGATGAGATTTATTCAAATTAGAATGGTCTGCCCAAAAAGGCATTTCATGATTTGCATGGTAGGGACAATAACAAGTGATTTGTTTATGCGAAGGGTCATCACAACATTTAATATATTCCATAGTATTATTGTAGCCACGATCAATCCATTCTTTTATCATAGCATTTGTATACTCGGCTAAAGATGATTCGTAACCTACCCACATAGTATTAATAGGGTGATACTTATATCCACCTTTACCTTTAGTTAATTGATTATGGGTCTGCATACCTTCTACTCGTTGCTTACCTAATCTTCTATAATCTAATGTCTGTGCTACTTTTTCGTAATTGCCATAAGGCATAAATGTTTGCATTATCGACTCCTTCCCTGTAAGTCTATACTACTTTTATTTGTTTGTCAAATCAAGGCAATAGGTTCTTATTAATATTCCTAAATATCATATTGATACCATAGTGAGAAATTTTGCCAATGTTACATAAATTACTTTTTATAACACGACTCATAGTTGGGCAATGTTCCTACTACCTATTTATATTCTATACTACTTTTATTTGTTTGTCAAATATATACTTTCCATTTCCTTTCATCTCTGTCATACGATTCAATGACTTCATTACAATCTTCGCATTCAAGGGCTATATTTAAAGGATAGGTTTTTCCATTCTCTTCCACAGTTCCATACTTAACTATGAATACATCATGCCCAAAGTGATTCAAGAAATTAGTATACTCTATATTATCTTCCATTAATTACCTGTCAATCCTTTTTCTACATCATAGCATTCCCCTTTACAATCACAGCTTGATACATCAAGTTGTTCCATGTAATCATGAATGCTTTCATTCTTTAAATCACAACCTAGTGGTGATATGTAAACATCAGTTACTATTCTTGATTCAGAGTCTTCTGTATCATAAACTTCCTCATCATCATGTACTATTGTATTTACTATTACAGTTATTCTTCTTTCCACATCATCATAGTAATCCCAAGTATCTACTCTACCCATTTTAAAAGGTTTTGATTCGTAACCTCTTTCCCCATACCTAGCCTTTCTTCTTTTTAGTTTCTGTATTAATCTATCAAATATACTAACCATACTTTACTCCTTTTTTTCTAAACAACTATCACAGATAGGAACATCATAATCATCACAATCATATCTTAACTCGTTACTGCATTCTTCACAATAAATAATAAGATAACCATGTTCGATAGCTTCATCTCTATCCTGCAATAGATAACTTGAGTATGCCCATTCATTAGCTAGATCACAAGTTTGTGATTCATAACCTTCCTCAATTAACTCATCTATTATAGAATTATATTCTTCGTCTGTCAGTCTTGGATCACGACAATTACAACTAGCACAATGAAGTTGCTTGTGTGAGTTTCTACTTTTAGGTAAATTCCTACTGTACAATTGTGTATCTAATTTATCGTCAGCTTGTATAGGAACATCTATTGTTATAGGTTTATCAAAATCAAAATCGTAGTTCCAATCTGTATCAAAGTAACGACCTAATAATGATTCTAATTCGTTTAAAAATAACTCTGCCTTATCCATACTAAACCTCATATTCTTTTACTGTATAATATTCCATCTTGTCATCATCAACATAAATAGCTTCCCCATTTAAGTCAGTTACTACATGACCATATTCATTTAATAACCTTCCATATTCATCAATGTATTCATTAGATTCTAACATAGCTTCTATCTGTAGATTGTTACTATCATCTTCATAATAAAAGAATAGGTTATTAAGTTTATCTATATCGCCTTTATCTTTGTTAGCTTCTAGTTCTTCTTTGGTTAATGTGTTTAAGTATGCCCAATTTGTATGACCATAATTATCTTCACAATAATCATCTATGTATTCGCTAAAATCTTTACTCATGTTTTTAATCCTGTTCCTTCTAATCTAAGTTGATTATCAATCATATATTCTAAATCTATATGTTCATGGTTTGAAATAAGTTCTTCTATAGTATTAAGTTCCTTTTCAATATCTTCCCATACTTTATCATCAATCGAATCTAATTGTACCTTAATATCATTAAGTGTGTCAAATAGTATTTGCTGACCAACCTGTATAACCTTTTCTTTACTTGCTTGTTCTACTCTTCTAGGTAAGGGCATAATACCCCCTGTTCTGTGCTACTAATTCCTTTTCCATTCTATCCATAGCAACATCAGACATTGTATATCTATGTTCTAGTGGTCTATACCTTGCAAGTAATTCTTTAAGGGTTACTCTTTCTATATTCATTTTATCGCTATCCCAATTTTCAGATTGGTTTAACCACCTGTATTTATCTTGCCTGTATTCAACAAAATCTATATAGTCTGTTATATGTTCGTAGTCTTCCCCTATCCACTCATAACTTTTTTCTATCTCTACATAATGATATAAATCTACTGAATCCATGAATAGAAGTTCTTTAGCTAAATCAAAGTTATTAACTTCTAAGGTAGCTAAATTAATACAATCATAGTATTTATTATCTTCTTCCTCATCATGCGACCAATAAAAAGTTTCAGTTGTAATCAATAAATATTTAAGTCTTTGCTCACTACCTAAATAAAAGTCTTGATTATTATATGTTTGTTCATCTCGAATATCTAAATCAATTAGCTTTTCAAGGATTACATCTTTTCTTAAAACATAATCTAATTGTACTTCTTTCGGAAATCCAAACATCTGTAATTGTTTTGGAAACTTATTCCATGCCATTTCAATTCTCCCAATCTATTGTGTAATAAATATTTTTAAATTTCTTTGCATACAGTTTAAACCATTTTTTTAATTTTGTCAAAAACCCCTTCATTATTCAAACCATTCACGACTTATGCTACCTGTACTACCATCAATAGAAGTATTATAGCAGGTATCACAGATTATGTAAAATCCCAATTCTTTCATAGCATTAGATACAGTAAGGTTTTTGTCGTTGTCTTGATACTCTCCCCATTGAAGATTATCTGACATCTCTACTTTATAAGCAAGTCTTTCTTCAAAGGTCATCTTACATCTATCACATTTAGCTTCCCCTTGCTTCAGTACCTCTTCCTTTTTTACCTCAGTTTTTTTCGGTAACTCTTTAGGTAAATCTTTAGCTTCTATCTCAAGCTTTTCAATTATAATCTTCGGCTTCTCTTCTTGCTTCTTCGTTTGCTTCTTCATATTCGGTTTCGTAGAATCTGTTTTGTCCATATTCCAAACTCCCTATATATTTTTGTAATTGTTCAAATTGTTCCTTAGTTAAAGTACAATTCTTATCTGAACAATGTTGTTGATTAAAATTATTCGTCATATCTTTTCCTTAAGTCTTCAAACTTATGTAAGGCTTCTTCTAGTTTGGTTTCCCACTCGGTTTTATAACAATGCTCTAAATCTATATGAAGTTGACCTTCATCATGAAACCAAGTACCTAAAACATAGAAAACTATATTCTCTAATAATCCATAGTTAATTTCATCATCTTTAGAATCGTCTGTACCCTTTACATCTAGCTGATCACATCTAATCATATACTTAGACCAATCATCAGCTAATGAATAGAAAGCTTGGTCAAAACTATTCCTATCTTCCCAAGTATCTTTAATCTTCATCAAATCTCTCCTCATGAATTAAGAGTTCCTTCATTAGTTCTTTCAAACTTTCTTTCCTAACTTTGTTTCCTATTTTCCATAGAAATCCACTTATATAAGTAACACATCTATCTATCTGCCCCTCTCTAAGTTCTCTATAAAACTTGGCATTAAGTTCTCCATTCATAAACATTACAGAGTTAAACTGTCCTTTTGTCCCACACCACCTACAAGAATATTGTAAAGTAGGGTCATTTAATATTCTACTAATCCATTTAGTGTCATAAGATTTAATAGAGAAGAAGTTTACTCCATAGCATTTTGAATCCATACACCAAGAGATATGTCCTTGATATTGGTTTCTCTGAAGATTATTATTTACAAACTTTTCTGCTCTTTTCTTATTCTTGGTTATCATCTATTATATCCTTTAACAATGTATCCCATTTATTTTTAAGCTTATCATTCATTTTCCCATCTGTCAAACCTGTATTCTCTGAATCCTTTATATCGATTACTTCAAAACTTTGTACTATACCTAAAAGTCTTTGTATAGAATCTCCAATGTATTCTCCATAAATATCTTCATTCTTGTTTTCTATGTTTCCTTTTTCTATTCTATCAAGTTGTGGTTTTAATTCATCAAACTGAGAGAATCCAATGTAGGCGAGTATATTAGCTATCTGATTAGATACAAAGAACATCTCATTGGTTTTATTATTCATAACTCTAAAAATAATATAATTTAATAATACTTCTAAATCGAATACTAATTTTGCTAAAGGGTGTAAGACTTCTACACTATTAGCCATTTTAAGCTTTACGAAATTGTCCTCTAACTGTTTATCTATATCAATTTCTATGAATCCATTGTGATCAAAATTTGTAAATTTCATTATATTCTCCCCCTTGAAATACTTCTTCTCCTTTTTACAGGCTCACTTTTAATAGGTTTAAGAAGTTTTAATATTTTTTCCATAGATACTTTAGTACCTTCGGTAGTTGTAAATAAATCTAATACTTGAGTTAAATGGATTTGACCTTTATATCTATATCCAAGAATGCCTACACCTAAAAATTTTTGGTCTGTATCTACTTGACATATATGTCCAAAAGAATCAATCCACCATCTATATTCTATTTTATTCTTTTCTACAACAGTTAGCCAAAAAGCTTTCTTCTCTTTTAAATATCTTGTAATCTTTTTAGATACTCCTTTTACTCTTTGACCTTTATAAACAAGTTTAGGATATTTACGAGTGTAGTACCAATCCTTTCTATCTTCATATTGTTTATAATATCTCTTGACCCAAGCATGATAGTCTTTAGGAGTATTCTTTCTTTTATATGTAATTACTTCTACATCTGTGTCATAAGGCACAACAGGGTTATTTGGGGATTTATGATAATCCGTTATTGTAACTGTGTATGTTATACCTTGTTCTTTATCTAATTCTTTAACTATTTTTGTTGGTTTCATAAGTACCTCTGTATACTATTATACCACGAAATCATCTAAGAATCAAATCAGTACAGTTATCGTATGCCCCTAAAAGTATAATAAGAAAGGCTACTATAAGGAATGTTCTCATAGCATAATCCTTTTGCTTCCTTTGTTTCCTTTTCCTCTTTATCCAATTAGGAATCATCTTGTTTGAAAGTTTCTTCATTTTTCCCCCACTTTTCTGCATGGTCTTTATCCATTTCTTTTTTATAAATATTCGCTACCCACACTCCATCAGTCAATTCAAAGTATACACTATCTTCCTTGTTCGTGTCAAACCACCTGTCTGCATCTTCTTGATTTATCTCGATAACTTCTATCCCATCTCCATCTAATTTAGTTGAATCAGAAACAAATGCTTTCCCTTCTCTAACACGACTGAATGCATGATTCTCATCTTCTGCTTTTATCACATAAGTATCTACTATAATTTTATTTACACATACTTTATATAAGGGCATTAGGATCAAATTTCCTGTTGGATTTTCCTATAATTACTCTCATTAGATTTTCTGAGTTAACCCCTGTTAAATTACACCACATCTTTCCCCCTGCTGACTTTAAATATGCAAGTCCCTCTTCCTCTATTCCTTCTCTTATTACTGTCCCTATCAACCCCATATGTTGAGAAGTCCTGTCAGCATGTTCCTTCGTTATCCTTATTTTACCCATATACTGCTCCTAATATAAATCCTATCATAAATCCTAAACCAAATACTATAGAAAGCATACTTCCTAATAATCCTAAAAATAATCTTCTGTACCAAAAAGTATTTTTTATTTTAAACATCTATATCCTTTCCTATCGTTTTATGCATATCAACAGTTTCATCTTTTATTAAAATTGTTTCACCTTTAATATGCTTTGTATCTTTTTTAATTATAACAGTTTCATTTAAAAGGTCAACACTAACTTTTAAAATATCTTGGGAAATGAAGTAGATTCTGAAATTAATCCACCCTAAAACAAGTACTGCAATGAGGTTAATCAAGAGATTAAGCCCCATAAATATTACAATTAAATCCATTTTCTTACCTAATCTTACCTATAATTCTATTACATTTGGTACATCTTATCAAAGTATTTTGATACGAAGTCCTGCTTTCCCATACTTCTAATTCCCATTTCTTACAATTAGAAATTAAACAGAGTAGGGGAAAACCACTTTTAATAAATTTTGCCCAAGAGAAGCCACTCATTTTAAACTCGTCTTCCTATAGAAGTCTTGTTTTTCTTTGCTTGTGGGGTAGTCTTCTTATGTGCTTTGAAGGTATAAGCTTTTCTTTTCCCTACTTTCTTATCTCTGTTCTTCCAATTACTCATTATCTTCTTCGTCTTCTTCTGTGACTTCAGCTTCTATATTAAATCTTTTGTAGATTTCATGAGCAGTTGGGGGTCTTGAGATAGAAGCTTTGTTAAAGAACACAGTTTCTCCTATCAATTCCTTAAATTTGTCGTAGAATGAATACATAAATACTCCTAATCTGATAATTTTATTCGTAAAAACTCATCTAGTCTTTCTATATTATACTGTATTTGAGCCACTTTTTCCTCTACAGCATGTAATCTTTTCTCTAATTCGTCTACTCTCGCTGTATATTCTTCGTGTCTTTGAATCATATATTGCATTACATTTGCCATTTTATTTTCTCCCACTTAGGTTTTAATTTTTTATCAAATACTTTTAAATATCTATGTTTCCTTGTCCTATCTCTCCACTCTCCTTCTAACCCTTTTACCTTACCCCTAGAATGTTTTAGATAACTTCCTTCAGATGTTTTAATATAAAAGTCTTTCTTAGGGGCAGTAAGCCCATAGTAATCGAAACTTAAAGCTCTATATATTATACCACTATGATAATCAGTATCAGCATAACTTAATAAAGCCCTTACTTTTCCCTGCTTCTTTAATTCCTTTATACATCTAGCTACAAACCAAGAAGTAATATTATATTCCTCTTCCTGTGTTTTAGGATGCATACATAACCTACTTAATTCGTAAAGACCTTCTTGGTCTTCCCTGTCTAATCCAAACAATCCTTTTGATAATTCAGGTACAGGAAAGCCTGTAAAAATACAGACTCCCCTTAACGACCCTTCTTCATCAAATAAACCAAAATTAATTCCTGATTTAAAACCTCTGCTTAAAGATGTTAAGTAATGAAACTTACTTAATACTTCTGAGGCTTCATGTTTAGTAATTAAATCTATGCTGAAGTTTTCTTTACTCATACATAACCTTTATTATCGTCACTCTCATACTCATAAAGTTCCTTAAGTTCCTTAATCGAATCTCCGAATTCCCTCACACAATCATGACATCTAATAGAACTTAATAGAGTTTCACATAGTTTTAAATGTCTTTTTAAAACCTGTCCTCTATCACATTGATTTGCCATAGCCAATAACTCTCTAGTTTTAACTAACCTTTCTTTTAGTTCACTAACAGTATATTGTCTATTTAGTATCTCGTTTATTTCGTCTTCGTATTTACTCACAAGTAATATCCTATTGTTGCTAATATAAGTAAACACCATAGTGGTGTTAAATTTCCCATTAAGTTCTCCCAAACTAAATTTGTAATAAAAACATTATATCTGAATCAATCTAGCTTTGTCAATACATAAAAAAATTCCCTTCAACTTGTAAGAAAGCCAAAGGGAATTTTCATCTTATTTAAATATTAATTATTTACAGGTACAACCATCACCACAATCACTACATACAGTTATCATTGGAATTGCTCCCATAGATTTCCATGTCGCAGCCCAAGTGATCTTTTCCACCTGTTCCTGCTCTTTCTTAGTTATTTTACCATCGAAAGAACATTTAATTAAAAGTCTTAAAGCACTAATTATACCACCGACAAAAGCTCCGATAATCGCAGTAACGATAAGTATAACCATTCTAAAGGGGAGTAAAGGTAAATTCATAATGCCTCCGTTATTCGTTTTCTAAAAGTTTCATTGATAGAGCAATTACACCACCTGTACAACCTGTAGTAACTTCTATATGACCAAAGTAAAGTCCTGCTCCACCAAGTATGGACAGTAATATTAAGGCTACAAAAATTTGAGGTTTAAAAGGTGACATCTTTGATCTCTTTCCTGTGTTTCTTTTATTCATTTGTTGTTAATGAATCTAATGTTATTCCGTTAACTATACTATTAAGTACTTCTCGGTATCCTATTATTGCTAATATAGTTGTCCCTGCTACTGCTGTAGCTAATAACGATGCTTTCCATTTTTTCATAATACTCCTTCCCACATACAATTACATTCTTCATTTATACTATTTTCTATACATTCAAATTCGCATTCCCACATACAATGGTCTATACTGCAAACTCCTAAATCACACTCTGCGAGAGCCATATAATCATCTGTTACTGCCCACATGGTTAGTTCCATTCAAAACTCGATGTTTCCGGATTGTATTTAGGGGCTATAGGGGCAGCTAGACCAGCTAATATTCCTGCAGCCCAGCCAAGATTTCCTATACCTGCTTTCTTAGATTTCTTCTTCTTCTTAAATCTCTTTTCAAATTCTAGAAAGGTTTTAGTTATTGAGATTGTATTTGCTTTTTTTCTAGATTTGTTTTTATCACTTGTTTTAAAAGTTGAAGCATCTTCATCATGTTTATCTCCAAGCATTTCACCTGCTTGATTTACAATTCCGGGTTTATAAGATACTATATTTTTCCCATCTTTGCTTTGTTTTCCATGTATTACAGTTGCATATCTTAATGTTTCAGGGGCTAATTCATCAGGAAATTTCATTCTATCTAATAATTCGTTGTGTTCTTCCACTCTTCCCCCATAATTGTGTAGAGTAGTAAAAGCTTCTTTAGATGTTAAAGGGTCTTTAGCCTTGTTTATAATAGTATCATTATAATTTACAAAGGTAGTTAAGAAGTCTATTTCAGTATCTGATTTAAAAAATAGTTCTTTTTTAAGCTCAGGTATTTTTATTTTTATTTCTTCCTGAGTTTCCTTTGCATTCTCTTTCTCGTCTTCCTCAGCTTTCAATAAATCAAAAGAAGCTGATTGATTAACACCCTTTTCACATACAGTTACTTCAGCTAGTTCCATATCATCTACTCTCATATATGGTACTAAACCTTTCTGTACATTTTCTATTTTAGTAGCACTTCCTGCAATGGAATAGCTTTTTAGCTTTCCTTCGTTTACTTGTTCCATGACTCTCTTAGCAATTCGAGTATCATCTCTTATTTCACAGACAAAGAACAAGCCTTTATCGTCTACACCACTTTTAAATATCTGTCCACCTTTGCTTATATAAGCAGGTAAACACCATCCTACTTGAACATCAGAGTGTAAAACCATTGCATTTCTAGTTCTAAAACTCTTCATATAGTTTCCAAAAGCTTTCTTTAAAGCATTTGAAGTAATCATATGACCTTCTCTATCGATTAATTCAACAGAGGCCGGTCCTCCAACTACCATAGGTTCTCCATCTAGGAGAGGTTTAGCAGCTTCGGTATATTCAGGGCTATCAGGAAAAGCTCTTGATAGAGTTAATATCTCAGCTTTCGAGGCTATTCCTGCTTTAAATAATTTTTTATATTCTTCTAAAGCTCCCCCAATTTCATCCATTGTAGTTCTTCCATCAGTTGCTTTCTCTAATGGAAGGATTTCAGCATCATCTTCTACGAATTGGTATAAAGCTTTAGACCAAGTATCTTTATCTATTTCAGTTGTCATAATTTATTTCCTTTATGCACTAGCTACAAATAGTTCTACATCTACAGCATTGCCACCGGGGTTTACTTGAATACTAGCTATGTCTGCCATTGTTCCAAAACTTGGGCTTGTATCAGCTTCAGCTAACATTACAGCATCAGGATTGCCCAATATATGGCTTTCCCCTGCTCCAAGCTCTACTTGATATAATGTTGCTGCTCCGACTACAGCTAGTTCTATTGCATTGGTATCATCTTTATTTGTTATTCTAATATATTTAGTATCTTCCACATCTAATGCATGTACTGATGTATGTACACTAGCAGCGAAAGTTACAAGAGTTGTAGTTTGACTCGCTGTACAAGTTACAATTCTTTTCATTACTTCGTTAACACTAGATATAGTTAAGCTGTTTGACGAGCCTTGATCGTAACCATTTAAGGTTACTGCTTCAGTAATTGTTACTGTTAATGTCGCTGCTGAAATTGTTGAAGCCATAAATTATTCTCCTTATTATCCTGAATGAATTCCCCAAACAACTCCACTAACTGTGGGAGTATTTTGGGCTGCTATGACCGAAACTTTATTCCTAAAGTCTAATGGCCATTGTGAGTAAAACTCGTTGGGGCCTGCATTTGCTGCAGCACCGGGGATTGATATTCCTGTCGCTGTTGTAGCTGTTTGATCTAAAGCCACATATACTATATCAGCTGCTGTAGTAGATTCATTTCTAATAAAAATTCCTCTTATTACTTCAATTCCAGCTCTTCTTCTTGATTTAGTTGTTTCAGCTGTTCCTTCCCACTCATAATTAAGTCCTTGAGCTCCGTCAACATAGTCAACTACGTTTCCATCTGCTCTTTGTTCTACATGAATTTTATCTGTATACCAATTTATATTGTGTTGAGTTTGTGATAAAACAGCTATTCTGTAAGCTGCTGGGTCACTTGTTTTAGGTAGCTTATAAACTACTGATATTTTAACGAAACCTGTAGTTAAGCTATGTGTATCTGATGTAGCTAAAGCAGTTCCACTTGAATCCTGTATCTGTATATGTACAGTTCCACTTGCAGAAGCCCCTCTGACTTCACAAGTAGCCATTAGAAAGCTTTCCCCTTGATTATAATTAGCTGCTAATGTATCTGATGTCCAATAGAAGCCTTCTCCTGCTGCTGAGTTTGCAGGATTAACTAGTAAAGAAGCTGCTCCTGAAGACGCTTGTCCTGTGTCTCTTGAGATAGCAGAGCCTGTAGCAGTATACATAGTAATACCTGAATCTTCGATTCTTGGGTTAGTTACCAAATTTACAGAAGGTATTCCTCTGTCTACAGTAAAAAGAGTCGAAGCAGTTGTAGAAGTTGCAGCTCTAAAGGGATAGTATTTAGTGATAGCATGTACACTAGTCCTAGTGCTTGGGTCTCTTTCCCAACCATGCCAACCCTCTGAAAAATTAAATTCGGACATTTGATCTCCTCATATATATAAATATGTACTGTTTGAATCACCAACGATTACATTGATGATTCAATACAATACTCTAAATTAATTATTAATGACCTAGTATAAAAGCTCTTATGCTGGTCTGTAATGACAAGTTTCCTGTTGCTTGTACTTCAGCTGATTCTGATCTATCACTTACTACTGTAGATGTATGAACGGATACATCAGCGTTACTTGGTGTTACCAAGAGCCACTTATCATAAGTGTTAGAAGCATTGTCATCAAAGTAAACAGCTACTCCATTAGATGAAGCAGAGTCGTCATTGAACAAAGTTAAATAAGAACCATCACTCAAAGGAACATATAAGTCAGTTTCTGTAGTGTCGTTATCGACTAAGAACTTAGCTCCTGATAAATCAGTATCTCCATTCTCGTCTACATAGACTTGAAGTCCATTAGTAGAAGCTGCGTCATCATCCCACATAGTACCTGTAGCACTATTGGAAGAAGTACCTGTAAAGTAAACAGTAGCGTTATTAGCTGTAACTGATTCTAAATGAGCTATTTTTCTGTCTGCATCTGTTCCTACTGTATCAATATGAGCATATACAGCTACTCCATTAGAAGCTGCTGAATCGTCATCTTTTATTTTTACAGGAAGAGGAGCTACTCCATAAGCTTTTACTTTACTGTTTGTATAGTCATAAGCAAATTTCATTCCATCAGTAGGTTCTATTTGAGCTAATACAATTTGATCAAATCCAATGTCGCTAGCAGTTAGTGATTCACCACCTGTAGCGTATGAAGAGTCGAATGTAATCTCAATTACCTTATATTTTAAGTCACCTATAACTCCTGATGGATAGTCTACTCCATTAGATGACGTTGTTATTGATAATGCCATTTATTTCCCCCTAATATTTAAGGTTAAATTTTTATTAATAAAAAGATATTTATAAGGGGTAGATCAATTCCACCCCTTATAAAATATGTTTTAGCTGTTTAAGTCAGCAATCTTTGCTTGTACAAAGAAGTTGTGACATCTCATTTCACCCATAGTGTAAAGAAGACCTCTTACAACCAAAGCATTGGCTGCGAAGTAGTCTCTATTCTCAACATACTGAGTAGGTTGAGCTATAGCGATTTCGAGATAGTCGGTATCCAAAACGTAAACGTTTGAACCTAAAGCAGTATCTGAAGAGTTAATTGACTTCGGAGTATCTGCATCAGGTAGTATTGGAATACCCTGATAAGTTGCAAGAACAAGACCTGTTCTAGTACCGGGGAAAGTCTTTTCTGATCCGACACCAACTTGGTATTCTTCTTGTCCCATATACCTCTGTTGAGAGTTTAATAATCTCTCTAGCTTGAAGTACTGATCATGACCCATGATGATTACTTTAGGTTCACCACCATTAGTTCTGATTTTTTGGATAGCAGTATCTAAAAGGTTTAGAGATAAATCTCTTCCTGTACCACTATTGTAAGAAGCACTAGCTGCTGCATTCCATTGCCCAGCTGTTCTTCCTGCGACTGTTAAGTCATAAGCTGAAGGTGAAGCATTTACACCACCTACTGCCATTCCATCTTCGGACACAATGTCATCAAGGGAAGTTATTCCAGCTCTTCTCAAAGCGAAAATAACGTCTCCGTCTGCTAGGGTTACACCTGCAGCTCCGTGAGTAATTGTTGCTGAAGATACGCTAGATACTGTTACACTAGCGTCTGTTTTAATGTTAGCTGTAGCTGAAGCATCGTAGAAAGCTACTGTGTCGCCTACTTTAAAGTGGGCTGCTTCAGTTGAGTTTGAACCAAGTACCGATGTGGTAGTTGAACCACCTGATAATTGGTATGCAGAACCAGCTAATAATTCTTGGTTCATTTCTTTTACATGGTCAAGTTGAGCATTTTCGTTTTCTAATGCTAATACGTCACCTACACCACCTTCTAATTGGGCAGTAAATACGGACTTGACTGATGCTCCAAAAGTTGTTGATACAATCTTTGGTAGGGAACTGACGCTTTCTATATTTGAAACGTCAACAGTAGGTAGAGAACCTGTTTCTGTTACAGGTCGTGATCTTCCTGAACCTCTGTCAGTTCTGATTCTCCAACCAGCTGTATTTCCCCATACAGTTCTTGGTATTGCATTAAAAGCACGAGTTTGGTTGTTCAAAGCTTGCCATACTTTTCTTCCGTAAGTCGTATTGAATATGCCTGTTGCAGTATCTACAGTAAAGTAGGTCTGTTTCATTAAGTATTCAGGGCCAAATACTGAAGAGTATAAGCCTCTTTGACTTTGGGAAACGTATTCTGATAAGGATGGATTTGCCATAATATTTATTTCCTCATGTTTTTTCTGTGTTTATAAAATAATTAAAAATTGTAATGATTATTTACCAATTAGTTCTCTTGGAACACCATCGGTATCGCCCATTTCAATTTTACTTTGTAAGTCTCTCAATTCTTTATAAGAAAGAGAAGCAAGTTGGTCTACAGTATTCTCAGGATTATCTCCTTTTACGATAGGTGTAGTACCATCTGTTCCTAGTGGATGAGTAAGTTTAGGGGCTTGTAGAGAAGTTTCTTCTCTGAATCCCATTTTTCTTAATCGGCTTTCAGACTCTTCCTGAACAGCTTTTTCGATATTAGACTCTGCATCACCTAATTGTTTTTTAAGTGCATCAAGTTCTTTTCTCATTGCTGTTATTGTGTCGTCTTCAGCTTTTTCCATGTCGTCATCATCGTCATCGTCATCACCCATGGCTTTAGCTTTTGCCATTTCTTTTTCATCATCGTCTTCTTCTTTGTCGTCATCTGCTTTCATTTTCATTCCATCATCTGCTTTCATTCTTGCTTTTTCAGCATCTTCGTCATCTTCTTCGTCATCAGCTTTTTGCATAGCTTGAATTGTTGCTTGCTGATCTTCTATTTTTGTAGTAGGATTAGCTGGTTTTTCTTCGTCAGCTTGGCCTGCTGGGCCTTGTGAGGCTGATCTAGTTTTATCACCATCTACATCCATACCTTGATCTGCTTTTAACGCAGAGATAACACTATTAGTAACGGACTTCACTAAAGCATCTTGTTCAGCTTCAGCTGCCTTTTCCATTTCTTTCTCTTCTTCGTCTTCTTCTTCTTTCAGTAATCGAGCATCCATCTTTTGTAACACTTCTGCTACAGCAGCAAGAGCTAGCTGATTGCCTTCCATGTGTTTTTCTAGATTCGCTAAGATTTCATCGGACATAAGTTTCCTCCATTCCAAAACTTAACTATTTAATTGGAAAGCTGGTCTAAGCCACTCCCGGCCTTCGTTAAATATAATTTATAAAATAAAGGGTATAATACCCCTCAGTTATATTATACTATGAAAAGTGAAAAATTTCACAAATTGAATAGGAAATAGCTAGTTATCTTCTACTTTTTGACCATCGGAAATGAATTTTAACATCTCATTTCGATAATCATATAAGGGTTGCTGAATTAATTTCTTCATTTTTTCACATTGATTGCCTTCAGGCATAGAAGCTTCTATTAAATCTAAAACTTTTCCTACCATTTTAGAATGTCTAGACATTATATATTCTTGATCAGGTGTAATTTTTATAGGTTCTGCCATAATTTTCTCCTTATTTAACTCTATAATACTTTGCTAATTCTTCTTTTAAGATTTTTTCATATCTTTCGCTAGCATCTTCAAGGTGTTTATCTATAAATCCTGAACCCTCTGAGCCTTTTACTTCAGAGAGAGTTCTAAATACACCTTCAGATACTTGTACAGGTCTCTTATCCCTAAGAGTGTAGGAAGAAGCTGGTACATAAGACGTTCTTCCATTCTTAGTTCTTCTTTGATAAGCTTTTCTATTTACTGTATAATCTCCTGTAAATTTTCTATCTTCGCCTACTCCCTTATTAACTTCAGATGAATAAGGAGCAGCTACAGAGATAACAGCTTTAGGATAAGTTCCTGCTACAGATATCGAATCTCTGAGATTTCCACTTTTTACAGGGGCAGATTCCTTTACCTTTTGTAAAGTATCAATTTTAAATCTATTGAATGTGTTTTTGAAAACTTTATCTAAAGACATTTCCACCTCTTGTATATTATACTAATGAAGTGGTCGTTTTTCCCCTAGTCAGCCCAAATTTCAGGTAAAACATCTTCAAAAGCTTCTTCGCTTGAATCATATCGGTTTAAATATATAATATTCTTGCTTAGATATCCATATTTAGGATGCCACCAAGTAATGATTTGTTTAGGTTTAGATATTAAATGAAGTCTATTTAAGGCATATTCGTCTCCACCTTTCATAGTTCCACATATAAATAACTCTCCTGTACCAATATCTATCTCATCTACTCTATGAAAATGTCCCATCATAACAGTATCAAAATCATATCCTATCGGAGCAGCACTATCTATATTAAGCCTAGATACTTCTTCTTCTAGACCTTTCCTATATTGCAATACTCCTCTTAATTTAGCAGCTGAGTTATTCATTCCTACTAAACTTCCTGAACCACTTATAGAATCTCCATGTAAAATAAGGAATTTTCTGTTTGCTGCTTCAAAGATATGAGCAAAACTTTTAGGTATTTCAAACTTTATATTCTTTTGATTTCTACAAAAAGTTGCTACCCATTGATACAACATGTAATCCCAATCTAAATATTTATCTTTAGCAGGTATCTTTCTAGTCATACGACCATGATTACCTACAATACAAGGAACTCTTATTTCTTCGTAGTGTGGAGCTAAATACATTAAAGCTTGAGATATTAAATTGGCTCCTCTAATCATTTGACCTAAATTATTGTCTGCATTTGTTCTAGCTAACTCATCATGTATATCCCCACTAATCATATCTCCAAGCATTGGAATTACTAAATGAGTGACTTCTGTATGAGTTCTTTGAAAGTTAGTTAGATTCAATACTTGTTCAGCCCATCCATATAACCTTTTATTAAAGATATCTATGTCATAAGCATTTAATCCTAACATTTGATCAGCACGAACAACATCTCCAACGTGAGTATCAGTCAAAGGAGCAATAGCTGTTACAGGACTTTTCCCTCTTACTTTTCCTTTGGGTTTTGGGTATTTAATTTTAGGATGACTTTTAAAAGCAGGGGCATAATTTTGAATAGCTTCTATGATAAGATCGACTCTTGTATTCTCTTTTAAAACCTTCTCATACATTTTTTTAAAGTATTTAGATTCAGCTTTATGAGTGATAACTTTTTTATCTAATTTTATCCTGTCTTCTTCGGATAGGTTTACTTCAATTTCTATATCTTCTTCTTCTTTAATAGGTCTTGAATAAACCTCTTTTGCGTGCCATCTTGAAATGGTTGTTCTGTGAACCTTCACCCCATACTCTTCTTCCAACCAATTCCTTATGGCTGTCCAAGTCTCCCCCATTGCGTGTTTTCTTATTATCTCTGATTTTGCCTTTTCCGGTATCATAACTTCTCCTAATCTTTAAAACTATTATTTTTCCACAATATAAACATTGTAAATCTTTATCTTGATTTAGAAACATTTTCCCTGTACATTTAGGGCACTCCTGTTTAGATAAAATATTACTCATTATCTATTTTTCTTAATGCTTCAAAGATGCTTATTCCATCTTTATCTGCTAATTCTAACGCTTTTTCAATTGAATGTAAAGGCTTATTAGCATCTAACTCTAAATTTACCTTTCCATTTTGTTTTGATTTGTCTTTTTTTGCTCCTCGCAACAATTCATCATCTTGAGGATTACCAAATTTATTTGGTTGTTTTGATAACTGCATTACTCCTGCAGCTGCAGAAGCTTCGTTATCTAATTCTTTAGTGTCTCTTCCTCTAGTTTTTCTTTTGTTATCATCATCCATTTCAGTTACCTTCCTTTCAAAATCGTTTTGTTCTATAACAGATAAATTTTGTTTTTTATCGTCTTCTTCTCCTCTCTCTACATATTTAGGCGTGTCATCCTCTTTATGTCTAATCATATCTTTATGGGGTTTTTGCCAATCTATTCGCATAGGATTGTTTACAGGTTGGGTTTGATACCCTGAAGAACTTCCTGTAAGAATTCCTGATTGATTACCTTTAGATATTTCAACATCCTTCTTTAATTTTTTTACAGGTGATCTATCAGACATCCATCTTTGAAGTCTTTCTACTCCTGATCTTTTTTTAGCACTTATTAATCCTTGACCTTTACTTCTTTTATCACGGATTTTCTTTTTCCGTCTGCGTGTTGACTTTGAACTACCATAAGTAGGAGTAAAGATTCCTGAATTAGTTGAAGTAAAAACTGTACCACTACTTCCGTTAAAACCTCCCCCATTTTCTTTTCTCAGGTCATATACAATACTTTCTATTAATTTAGTTATATTTCCTTCTTGGAAACTCTTCTTATATCCTGAAGCGTAAGCTGCTTGAGCAACTTCTTGGGCTTTCTTTTTAGAGTTGAAGGGGCCTTTACTTCCCCAATACCATCCCTTATTGGTTTTTTTAATTGGCATTAATCTTCCTCATCATCTTCTTTATTATTTCTAGTATTTGAACCTGTTGGATTATATGAAACTGAAGGAGTTGTAGGAGTAAAAGAAGCTTTCTCTACATTTACTACTCCTGAAGGAGATAATAAAGCTACATAATCAATATTATTTTGAGAGAACCACATTTGAGACCCATCATCTGTTACAGATTTAATTATTGGAGATGTAAATCCTTGATCTGATAAATCTTCTATCCAAGATTTTTGATAATTTTTAGGATTTCCTCCTACATCTTTAAAACCATAGGCTCTGTCTTCAGCTTTTTTCTCTCTTTTCTTAGCCCATTCATCTATATCTCTTTCTTTATCAGGGCCTTTAGCATGGAAATCAGGAGTAAAAGCTTTTTCTACAGCTGTTCTTATAGCCCCTTCATCTATATTTAAAGATTTTTCCATTTCTTCTCCTCCTCCTTCTTCTCCACCTGCCCCTTCTTGCATAGCTTTCATTTGTTCAGCTTGTTCTTTTTGCTGTTCAATGGCCATAGCTGTTTGTTCTCCTTGCATTTTAGCTGTTGGAACAGGTTCACCTGCTATTAAGAATTCAGCATCATCTATTGAAACATCACTCTGTTTTAATTTTACATCAAATCCCATCTGTAAATATTGATTGGCAATTTGAGCTCTTTGTGTAGCAAAACTTATTCTAGTTGCTTCAGCTTTTTCTTCAGGTTGTTCTAATTGAATAACCCAATCTTCTACAGATAAAGCTTTCATAAGTAAGGGGATAACTTTTTCATGGAATAATCTTTGATCTGCTTCTACAACACGACCCATAACAACTAATTGTTGGGTTTGTGTCGATAAACCACCGAAAGCATCAGGAGTACCTTGCCATGCAGGAGTAACACCCCACATTGCAGCTACTCTTTCTCTTATTTCCTGTCTAACAGGTAAGTAGTCCATTTCTTGTAGAGTATGAAACAGTCTAACCATATCAACTCTACCTCTATTGTTTCTAGAAGATACAGCTACCATAGGTATATAATTAGGGTCTATTCTAGTTTGAGCTGCTATATGAGCTCTTTCCCTTCTTAGACTCTCAGGATCGTCTGTTGTTACCATTACCATAGAAGCTGGCATTTTTCTCTCGAAGAAATACCTATAAATATTTTTATCCATACCTATAAGAGTTAAAGCTTTTTCAAATATAGTTAATATAGGCGACCAACCATATGTTTCTGATGGAGAGAACTTAGAAACATGAATAACTTCTCCATCAAATAAGTATACATGTTGATTTCTATGATAATATTTATACATAGCTGGCCATAATTTATGGCTACAGCCTGAAGATTTACAAATACCGGGTTTTTCGCTTACTTCTTCTCTATGTATTGGACATAGAAAATGTGAATTTTTTGGTAATCCAGCAGTATCTAAATCAAATTCTACTAAAGCTGGATTTAATCTTCTTATTTCTTTAACTCTAGACGTTATTCTGTTGTTTTCTCTAGATGTATATTCTTTAACTATATAAATAAATCCATCATCAATAGAATTTACATCATAATGAAACTGTCTAAACACTTCTTCTAAAGTCTGATCAAAAATATTACAGTCTAAAATTAATTTCTCTAGTCTTTCTTTTTCTTCCATGCTTGGATTTTCAACTTTAGGAAGAATTTTTACCCCTCTTCTAAATACTTCACTAGTTATATGTCCTAGTGGAGACCTTATTTCAGCAACTGAATAAGTAATAGTCTGTAAATCCATTACTAATTGTTGTCTATAAGCCATTTGGTGTCTGACCCATGTATTTACTACATGGTCAAGACCTAATGTTGGGGCTGTTGCTTTATCTCCATCTGATTTCATTAACTGTAATAAATTCAAATTCTCGTTGAATTCAGTCATTTGATTAACTATTTGAGGTACTTCAGGAAGGTAATCACCTAATTTTGCCATATTTTCACCTTTTAATCTACTGCAAGTTTGTTTACATCATCTATAGCTGCAAGTTTCATAATGTTATTCATAGCTAATTTCTTTATCATAAAACTTTCAGATGTAGGTTCTTGCTTTAAAATGTTATTTTCTGTTTCATGTTTAGTAGCATCAGTTTTTAAATCTGATATTTCTTCTTCTAAACCTAAAATCTTATCTTCTAATTCTTCAACTTCTTCGACATTAGAAAGGTTTACATTCTGTAAAACTCCTAATCTAGCTGCTTCTTTTACTATAGCCAAGAATTGTCCTTCTGTTAGTACACTAACTGCTTTACTATCATCAGGTACGTCATCATCCGGGTCTAAATTCTTTAATTCTTCATGCCATGTGTCTAAAATTCTCCACGTTTGTGTGGTTTCATCTTTCATAGCCACATACTGAATGTCTCTATCTCTAAGCATATTGCCTACTGCCATACTATACTCCTATTTATATTATACTAAATTTTTTACTTTTTTCTGTACTTTGCTGTTTTTCGAGCTATTTTTTTAGGTTGGGCTGAGAATTGCTTCCCTTGTTTAGTAGCCTTCCTTTTAGCTCTTGTACTAGCTCCATATTCTTGTGGAGATAAAGCTTGTCTAGCTTTTTTAGGTAAATACCTTTCTCCTGTCTTTCTACTAGGTTTACCTGATTTAGTTCCCCATTTCTGTTTAGTCCATCTACTTAATCCTGTCTTACCTGTTTTCTTTCCTTTATATCCTCCACCTGATTTTTTATATCTTTGTACTGCTAATTGGGCTTTACGAGCAGACCATTGACCAGCTCTTCCACCTTTACTCCCTGCTTTTACAGCAGATTTTATTCTAGACCATAAAGCAGGATTTCTTTTTTTAGCTGTTTTCTTTGCTTTACTTATTATATCTAAAAATATTTCTTTATGCAACATGACAAAGACTCCAACCACACACCTTACAAGTTTCACATCCTGACTCTTCTACTATATTAGGAGAATCACAACACATAAAAACTTCCTCTTCTTCTTTTTTATCAGTTCCTTTTACTAATACTTCTTTTTCTCTGCTACCTGCTCTATAAACAGTTATACCTTTACATCCTGTTTCCCATGCTAACAAGTAAGCTTCTTGAACATCTTCTCTAGTAGCTTCATTTGGGAAATTAATTGTTTTAGATATACCTGAATCAACAGATTTTTGAAAAGCTGATTGCATTAATACATGAGCTTCAGGTGAAATTTCAGGGGAAGTAATATATACACTCTTTATCCATTGTGGAACTTCATCTCTATCTTGTAAAGAACCCCCATTAGATAAATATTCCATTAAATCTTCTGAATAAAATCCGTATTTTTTCGCATCTTCTTCAAAATACTTATTAGAATAGTATAAAGTTTTACCTTCTAGTATATTAGCTTTCTTCCACACCAACGCAAAAGAAGGTTCTATTCCACTAGAACAACCTGCAATCATAGAAATAGTTCCTGTTGGAGCTACTGTCATTCTACAAGCATTCCTATATTCATCATTCCCTTCTCCTGCAGGATATACTCCTCTAAGATTAGCTAAATGTTTAGAATAAAAATCAGAGTTTTCTCTAATAAATTTCATTATGTATTCTCCGACTTCTCTAGCTAGTTCGGTATTATAAGGAATTCTTAATTGGATTAGTAAATCTGCAAATCCCATGACACCTAACCCTATCTTTCGAGTAGATTTCGTCATATTTTCTATATCTTTAGTAGCATATTTATTTGCATCAATTACATTGTCTAAGAAATGTGTAGATAGAGTAGTAACTTTTTTCAAATTATCCCAATCTATTTTATCTTCC